GCGGCATACGTTCCAAACACTTTAATATCTTTAAACGTCATCTCTTTACAAATACTATCTGCTGTGGATGAGTTTATGATTATTCGGTCATACGTTGAGTCTTTAGCAGACGGTACGTTTATTGCCCCACGAGTACTGCCCACTTCAATGTCTGATACACTGGCTAGGGTAGAGCCCACGGACAGTCCGTCAGCCACATTGTCCTGTATGATTAGTTCATGAATTTCTGAGTTGTCTAGCTTGAATGTCGGAGCCTCCAGCCCATCAATCGTAATAGTATCACACTCTACATCGAACGTACCATTGTTGCCGTTAGTAGCGCCATACACCTTGATGGCGTTCTCAAGCCCTGTCGCCTTACCGATTGAGATAGTGTCAAAGTTTAGCTGGTCTATTCGTGCGCCGCTCACCACGAGGTTAAGCGTCTGTACTGCACGGTTGACTGTTGGCATATCGTCAGGGAAAGTATTCTTAGTACCTACGTGAACTGTCTTCTGCTCCAATCTATAGTCTTGTCCTACATCATAGACTGCCGCATCGGGATATGTAGGCGATTGTTCTATGCCTTCTATCGCTAGGAAGTATGCGCCTGTTGCAATAGCCAGCCCGATGAACGACGCCATTATACCAATCTTGACAGCACCACCATCAAACTGTACCTTGGGCCAGAAAAGTCTAAGCGTCGTAGACCAGCCCATGACTGATGGGGTTTGCATACTGACGTTGAGGTTAGGCATCTTCAACCCTGCCGTCGGCAGAGTAACACCTTTAATAGTAAATACTTTTTTTATAAAACTAAACATGCCTAGCCCCCTAAAACAATGTTAAAAATGACTGCCGTTTTGTGCCTAAATCTCATTAATTATTTTCATTTTCACTAATATATACATAAGATATATTAGACTGTTCCCCAAGCACTACCATTGTATGTGTACTTGTCATGTTCAAAGTCTTCTACTTTTATATCCGTACCTTTTAGGCATGTATACTCAACAGCCGAATCTCCACTACCAATGACTCTTTGCTCAGTAACATCATCATGAAGTTCTAGTTCATAGTGTTGGGCTAGTACTGATACTTCACCATTCAAAGACAGGGTAGACCCCTTACCAACAGCATTACTATCATCTTTATTAAATCCAACAGTATCTATCTGTGTTACAACAGCATTATATTTATCAGGAATTAAGTCTTGTGCTACGTTAGTTCCTTTTATAGTTAAAACTTTCATACTATTCTCCTATGATGTGAAGTTACCAAATGGTGCACCTGATACCAGTAGTTTATTACTAGCTGTCGATACTCCAGCCCTAAATAAATTCTCTGTCATGCCCGGCAGTTTAGCTCTAAGTATCCCATCATCACCTATAAACCATTGTTTACCAGCCGCTATTGTACCTTGGCTACCTTGATTTTCATTAAGACCGCCAGCTACGGTAACAGTAGCTGGGTCATCATTTGTAGAAACAGCCGTTGTGTTAAAGCCAATAAACTCTTTCATGTTACTTGTGCCATATACCAAGTCTCTTGTGGCATCATCTGCCGCACCGCCACCTGCCGCTGTTGTTCTTCCGTGAAATGCACCAACATGAAGACCCATCATACCTGACTCAGAAGAATAATTTTCTCTTGCCCAATCGTATGCGATTGTATGAAACATTATGTTATTGGATGTGTCATAGGCTAACTTGCTCCAAGAATAACCATCAGTTGCATGATTATCATAGTGACCCCATCTTATTCTTTGATTACCACTCCCATCCCTTGGCATATAAGGGGCATACTCACCTGTGTGTCTTACAGTTATTGACCCACCTGTTGCTAAAGTAGTTACCGTACCAAACCATAAGAAAGTACTGTCATTGTACCTGTGCATTTCTGACTCGTATCTTAGACCAGCAGATACAAAAACCATTACGTGACAGTTTCTATCCTCGTCATAAGCAATAGCTGGAGCAAAATCCACACTACCCATTACAAAATCATCTGAAAGTTCGGTTGCAGATGTAGCTATTAGGGTGTCTACAATTAAGAAATGTCCTGACCCTGCTGGTGGATTCTGTAGTGGGTCTTCTGCTGATGCTATATTAAAGTTATCCATAAGGGCTAAAGTATTTCCACCACCCGGTCCTGCCGTTCCTCTAGTACCAACGGTAACTGTAGCAAGTGCAGGTACTGCATCACTATCTCCATCCAAGTAAGTTCCTGTAACTAGCCATACATCATTATCATTATCGTAAGATAGCTGAGTTATAGTTGGTGTATCTCTTGTAACAGCAATATCTGCGTGCATCATTACTTTTTTATCTGCACCAAATGGTTCTGAAGTACCGTCTGATTGCTGTCCTGTTAATGTAAAGCTGGGTCCGCTTGTATCAACTGTAAATCCTTGCGCATGTGTGTACTCACTATCTAAATAAGCATTGTACACAACTAAACCCTTTCCATTACGGAAGCCCATCTGAATACCAGTAGTAAAGTCACCGTTAGTACTTACATTTGTTTCTCCTATATAGCTTGTAACTTTATGTCTATCTCCTGTTGTCCCATCATCATCAGGAACAATTGTGAGAGCCACCAATTTACATTCACCAGAGTCTTCTGCTTCCGGGTAAGCTATAATCAATTTATCATTAACAGCATCTTCGGCAATCCAAATACCATAGTGTTCAGCTCTATCTATTTCTAGTCCAGTTGCACCTAAGTCTCCATTTCCATCTCTTGCACCAATCTCTGTTCTTACAGGTGCAATATCATTTCCACTAGTTACGGTTATGATTGAATTAGCACTAGCGTGTGGCTGAACAATAAGCACACACATTCTTCCCGAATCCTCATCGTCTTGATAGGCTATAGCCACTACATCTTCTGCGGAATCATAAACAGCATGCATAGCTGCCATCTGATTATCTGTCCTAACAGGAACTCCCCAAGTCATTTCTCTGGTAGCACTAACCCATGTTCCTACCTGTATTACAAGATAGTGACTCCACCCTGAATAGCTATATATTCGCATAACCCTATTTGTACCATCTGCTATTGGAATAATTTGCATGTTTCTAAAGTGGGAACTACTTCCAGATACATCACTCGGATAAGTAAGGTCATGATAAATCTCGGCATATCCTGATATCCCTACAGCGTGGTCACCTAGCATAGCAACAGCTTCACCAACCGCTAATGTACCATCTGTATCATCTATTGTTATTGTCCCACCACCACCTGCATCTTCCCATGCTGGGGCCACCCCTGCTCCCCCAGAAGTTAGTACTTGACCATCAGTCCCATAGTTAGCACCACCAATTCCTATTTCACCCTGAGAAGTAAATCGGAATTTTTCAGTAGCGGCTTCAGAATGGCCTGTCTTAAATACTAAGTCTGTAGAATTTACCGATGCGCTAAATGTTCCCTGCGCCACAGCTTCTATTGCTGAAGCTATGGTAATAGCATCAGTACCACCTGTTTCGTGGGGTGCTTGGAATTCAATCTTTCCAATAACATCATTAGCATTTATATCTGTAAGGGATGTAGCAAGAAGTAATTTACCTGTACTGGTAGTGGCATCTGCTGACGCCCCCATAATTCTAAGTTGGTCTTCGGACTCATCCCATTCCATGTATGCGCCAGCCGACTCACCAAAGAACTTAACATCCTTACCATCATCATCTACTCCCACAGTAATAGTATTGGTAAATGTTTTTGCGCCAGTAAAGGTTTGTGTCGTACTTAGGTGTGCTGTATCTGCATCAAGATACGCTGAGGCTATCACAGCAGTAGATGATGTCCAAGTACCTGACGTAATCGTACCAAGACCAGTAATATTTGACTGGTCTGCTACAGAAACTAAGCCTGCGTTAGTCATCGCCGCTGTACTACCCATAGTAAGTATACCAGCTATGGTTGTATTGGATGCGGCCCCTGCGCCAATGGTTACATCAATCTCACCATCATCATCAGCTTGTCCAGCAAGCTGTAAGCCTAGAGTTCTGGTAGCATCATTTTCTGCTACATAGAATCTCAACGATGCCGCCTCTGAACCAGCCGCCGAATCTGTAATAATTGCATCTATATATGCTAATTCTTCATGGGTAGCTTCGCCAGCATCAGTACCATACCATGATATCTTACCCATAATATCATCATCATCACCAGACACAGTATTTTTATTAAATCTTATTTCACCAGCAGTTGCGTCAGCATGAGTATTTGTAATATCTATTCTGGGTAAGCTGGCTGACGAAGAGGCTATCGTTAATACATCACTTGCAAAAGTCAGATTGGCTTCTGCATCAAGTTGAGTTGTTGTAGCCGCCACGGTAACAAGTTCATTTTCTGTAGCATTATTTAATTGTGTAACAGCGGCGGCAGAAAGAGCCGCCCATTTAACACCAGTAGTTTCACCGCTATCAGCGACTAAAACTTCGTCATTACTTCCTATATCTAATACTGATGGGTTACCAGTGCCATCCCCAATTAAGATATCTCCCTTCGTCCCCATATCTACTACGGTTACAGCGCTTGTATCATTACCTATTAATACCCCATCAGCGGCTAGGCTAGTTGCTCCAGTACCACCTTTACCTACGGCTACTGTACCAAGGGTTACCGCTCCATCATTTGCCATAGTAACATCGCCTGACAGTGCGGCGGCTGTAAAGCCTGTACCGTCCCCTATCAGAATCTGAGTAGTAGCTAGTGCCACTTCAGATAATACACCAGAACTGTTAGCATTTCTACCCAGAATTGAGTTAGCCGCTACATTCTGGATATGAGCAAAATCTATAGAAGCGGCGGCGTAATGCTCGCTGTCAATTGCATCGTCAGCTATGTGGGCGTTATCAATAGAACCATCTACATAGTTGTCTGAATCAACAGAATTGTCTGCAAGGTGGATATTATCAATGGAGCCGTCCACGTAATTATCTGAGTCAACAGAGTTATCTGCTAAGTGAGCGTTGTCAATACTGCCATCTGTATAATGTTCGGAGTCAATTGCATCATCTGCAATCTTGTCTCCAGTTACTGCGTCTGCCGCTATATAGCCAGAAGCTATAGCAGTACCTTGCCAGACACCTGTTGCAATAGTTCCAACTGCCGTAATATTAGTTTGTGATGCGGTCTGTAGCGTCCCTGTTAGTGGCCCTGTGAAGCCTGTAGCGGTGAGCATTCCAGTGCCAGCATTGTATGTAATACCAGCATCAGTTTTCGCCGCTAAACTGCCTGTAGCGCTATCAAACATAGCGATGTATGAGGAAGTATCTGTAGAGTCAACAACAACTACTGTTGATGCAACAGTTGCCGAAGCAACACCTGTCACCCATTCGGGCGCAGTCGCACCGCTATTAGTCGCTAATACTTGATTAGCAGTACCTATACCCAGCCTAGTAAGCTGAGAGGTAGTACTGGCATACATGATATCCCCAGCCGCTTGGCTGTTAAATATATGTCCACCAGTGGCTTCCCACTCACTTTTAGAAAGGGCCGTACCTACGTCAGAGTGTCGTAGCTCGTTAGCCATATGGCCCTCCTTAGTCTATTAAATCTACACCTAATGTGAATGTTACTGTTGGGGTGGACGAGCCACCTACTGTTCCTACTGCTCTAAATTGGTTTGGTAATATGCCTGAGCATACTGCGTTGCCGCTTGCTGTCAAGCCGGGATATATGGTTAACTCGTCTGAGCTTGCCCCTGTTTTCTGTGCAAAGGCGTAAGCCCCTGTACCTGCCACATTGTCGCCAAGGTCTACCCAGTTAGCACCATCTGGGTCATATCCCTGCAACTTAACATCCAGTGTGGGACTACTCCCTGACACCGCTGTAACCTCAAGCCAGAATATACCACCCTTAGCGCCGTGATTAGTAATCATACTACTGTTATTTGCGCCAGAACCACGAGCCGAACTAGAAAATAGTGTTTCGTGCTGGATAGCCATTAGTCTGCTGTTCTCCTCTGCCACGCCTTGATGTAGTCAACTGTTAGTGTCTTGGAGTCACTTGACTCTCTTGACTGTACAAACACCCAAGGTGTAAGGCTAACATCTTTAGTGCAAGCACCTGTCATTGGTGCTGACCTATAAGTCTGATAACCATTTGCATCTAGCCTGTAGAAATGAGCAGTTGTATCTTCAAGTGCTACTATAAGTGTTTCGTAGGTATCCGCTACTGGTGCGAGACCGTCTTCAATCTTTGTAGCTTCTGTATTGGTATCTACACCGAAGCACTGCCAGTATGCAGTATCATCTGTGTCAAATATCCATCCTACCGCATCTGTAGCAGTTGTTGAGTAGGAGGCCAGTGTATCTACTGCACCTGCGTCGTCGTGTGCATCTGTAAAACCAATTTCCATTTTCACTGCCGCAATATCATCTATCTTGATTCGGGCCGCCATGACACAGTTTAGCTGTCCTTGGAAGTTCAACTCTCTACTGATTGCTGAATATCCATTATCTGCTGTACCTGTTACCATAACTATCGTACCATTTGCCCCTGCGGATATTACAGCATCCGCCGAACTACCACTGCCTGTATCGGCAGTTTGCCACTCTACACTTAGTACGTCACCAACAAAGTCGTCAAATACAACCGTTTGGTCTAACGTATTAAATTCTAAAAATCCAAACTCCCTAGCCAACCCCATAGTATTTCTAAGGTTTTGACGGCTTGGGACTTTCTGTACCGGGTTAGCCATTGTTATCTCCTTTGACCATAGCTGGGTCAAGTTCTATTCTATTGAACTCAGGTTTATCTTTCTTAAATACTCCCCTTATCCTCCACTCTTCTTTATCAGGTATCGGTTCACTAGTATCTAATTCTATAGCCTCAAATGGGCCGAGCAAGCTGAGCCTAGAAGATAATTCAAATCCTCTCTTACTCATCACTGATAAAAAGGTATCTGCTGTACCTTTAAGATGAGATTTCTTCAGCCCAGCGCTAGCATCAACTGGTACGTGACAGCTTCCTTCTCTTACACTATAAGGATTATCCTTTTTAGCATTTAATTTACGCTGAATCTTTTCAACGTCTACTAATGTTGAGTCTTCTAAATTAGCTGACAAACTCTAAATCCGATAGTTTGATTCCAACACTACCTACACCTTCAAAATCAACTTTATACTTGTGGTCGCCAGTTAACTTATTCTCATAAAATCTATCTGTAACACGCCCATGCACACCATTAGCATTTATTTTATCTTGCATATTTGGTGTAAGTGTATCTAACTTACTCATTATTGCAGTATAGCGTTCAGAACTTTCTTTTAGTTTTACTGACGTTCCTTCGGGTATTCTATCATGTTCTACAGGTGCTTCTATATGTGGAAATAGTTTAGGAGGCTCGGAAGACTTAGTTTCCATAGTGGAGATTCGGTCTTCCATAGCCCCTAGTTTAATTAATATAGCCTCTAGTACATCTGCGCTACTATCAGTAGCTTCACTCTTCTTCGTTGTTGCCAATTTAGGCTCCTTTAATCCATACTCCGTGGTCAGACCTCATTACCTGCTCACCATATAGTTGCTCAATAGCTACTTTGTCTGCAAAATAATCAATATCAAACATCGTGTGCATGTCTGGAGTCATTTGCATAATAAGTGCCTGAGCCTCTTTCTGGAAGAGGGTGTTGTCATGCCCTGCCGAGTTAGTACCATCGACGTTTGTGGACTTGTAAACTGGAACACCCAAGAATGACGATATATAAGCCTTATCCAGCGCTGACTCTCTGCCAGTGCCGTGTATGTTTGTATAGTCGTTATTTATATAGGTATCCATTTTTAGCAGTCCGACTTCGGATGCTGGTGAGATTACAAAGTAACGACTGTCTGCTGGGGCATTAGCATCATCAAGATACTGTATAGCCCTCAGATAGTCGTGGTATGTATTCTCTGCGGCGAGTGTACCAACTGTCTGTCCAGACCAGTCAGCCTCAACCTGTGATGCTAAAGCATCATCTACGTTTAGTCCTAGTGCATAACCTAGCTTGCCTGCGTAAGCCGCAAGCATATCTCTGTCAGACTGGACTTTAGTAATACTCTCAACTGCTATAGCCGCATAGTAATGCTGGTCTACAGTAATGGTAGTGTTTGTCTCTGTGACTGTCTCATAACTGATGGCGGCGTTTGTTGATTTAGCTCTTGCGGCTAAGTCACTAATGTTAGGTATATTTAGTTTATCACCTTTCGTTAA